GCTTTAAAATCAATTTCCTATAAGATTTTGTTGTATAGAACCGACTGGTTAAGGTAAGAACTATACTTACAAATTATTAATGATTAAATAAAATTATAATTAAAAATCAAGCTGTACCCTCCTTGCGGTGGCCTCGAGTTGATTGAAATGTTTATGTTAAATAAATTAATAAATGTAAATTAAATGGTTTATAAATGTTAGATTAAATAATAAATTAAAGTTACTTGTTATTCTCTACGTGATAAACCACGTGTGTTGTTGTGATTAATTGAAAATGCTCTTGGCATTCTTCTAGTTGAACTTTGTTTTGTTGCTGACCAAGCATCCGGCCATGCTGTTGGTAATACTTTGAGTGCATATAGTCCTAAAAATGCACCAAAATGAGCTTCATCTGATATTGCTACGAAACCCTCCATCTTTGTAAATCCTGCATTAGCGTATTCAAATGCTGTTACCCATGTTTGATCATAAAGATAACTAGCTGATGTTAATTCTTGATCCACATATTGATTGATGTAAGCTGTGGCTGATGAATTTGTAATAGGCATTTGCATTTCTGCTGTTTTGTCTGTTTTCATAACATGCATTGGTATAGAATGACCTCCAATTCTTCCTGCTGAATTTGCTCCTCTAAAGAAAAAATCTAATTGTCTTAAATCTCCTGGTGGTTGTCCTGATATGTAGCTAAGTTCGCAATTTCCTGATGGTAACATGGAATCATTAAAGCGAAATTTAACATTCATTGCTCCTCTAAATAATCCGAAAAGTGGCATCAATTGATGAAGTAAAGTACCACATAAAATTTCTGCTCCTGGAACAATTCTCCAAACTGCATAATCCGTAATTCTTGGTGTTACTGTTAACCATGGCACTTGTGCCATTGGTTGATATCTTTTACACATCTCTGTTAAAGACTCATAAGTTTCTCCAAAATGTTTGGCTTTTGGATCTTTGGTTAGTCCTGGTTCTGCTGCCAAAACATCTGCTGATATGCTAGATGTTTCCGTTAAAACGACCTCTCCAGAACGTGGACCTCCAGTTTCATATGGCCTTCCTTCAGTGAAATGTCTCATGACTGCTCCAAGTGATGTTTTACCTGGTCGTGGTATCTTGAATGTTGGTTTGTCGATATTAAAGAATGCTTTAATGTCCACTGATGATGCTGAACCTGTTACTGCTTTAAGTTGATTGAAAACAATTAAAACTACTGTACCTAATGTGTCGCCATTAACGATGTTTAACCATCCTTTATAATGAACAAATGGAATTTTCAAAGTAATGTTGGAACCTGCTGCTGGATCTAACCAACCATGCTGAAACAATGTGATACTTGGAAATGTTGTGTCTTTCTTGAAAGTTAATTTATCTGCCATAGTTGGAATGAAAAATGCGCAAACGCGTCCTTGATGGTATCTTGATGCTACAATATGGAATTGTAGATTGACGTGATCGCAACGAAACTGTTGAAAAGTGGCAAAGGGTAATGTTGTTATGCTAGCATTAAGTAAATCTCTTGTGATATCATAAGTAGTCAATACAGTACCTACGGAATCTGTTAAATTCCAGGTAAATGTGTCAAATAATGTAAAACGAGACAACATACTTGTAACATCCCATGCCTTATCCTTCATATGTAACTCAGCTCTTGTGCGTGCTACTTCAGAATTCCGCGCTGTAAGTACCGTGTTGGTTGAGTGACCTTTAAGTGTCACACCTACACTAGTGTCTGGAACTTTCTCTGAACTATCTAATGATTGAACATTTGCATCTGACTCTGCGACCACTACACCATCTGTTTCACCTTCATCCCCATATGTTGTTTGATCGGGAACATCATTATCAATTAACGGCTGCGACATATCTTCCTCTCCTGATTTTGCTACTGCTCTGTCAAATTTGGCTGTGCTACCAAAAGTATTTTGTACGACTGGTATATCTGGTTGTATACTAACATTGGTTATTGATGGCGTGTTGAGAGCATAATCTGGTCCACCAGCTACGAAAATGTTAATGTCTACCTCTTCTGCTACTGTTGATGGTATACGAAGTGGAGCTGAAACTCTCAAAGCCCATGATCCCATAAAATAATCTTGAAATCTATAAGCATTGTCAGCAACAGCATCTGTGACTGATACGCCATTATATACCTTCTTCCATGGCGTTTCTCCTAAATAAGGAACTCTAGCTACAAACATATTCTTTTCATTTCTTACTGAATAACTGACTGCATATTGAGACATACCTGCTACAATATCAACTGGTGGTTGAACTAAACCGGGATGGAATGTGAAATCAAGTTTACCTTCATGAAATGCTGAAGTGATAACTGAAACCTTGTAATCCATCGATCCTCTCCAATTTTGAAAGAATCTCGACATGAAATCAACTGATGGGTATTGTGTCTCATCTGTCTCAATTGTTGCCATTGGTCCTACAAATCCTGACGCGATAATTGTTCCCACTGCATCTGTTGATTTCCATGTATATTGTCCCAATAGTGAATATGACTTCGTAAACCATGATAACTTGCAATAATCCGCATTTTGTCCAAAATGTTCCTTATCACATAACTGTTGAGCTTGTGGATATAAAAGCAATTTATCTATATTTTCCGAACCTACAGCATGCGCTAAATAATGATGATCTCTTTCTATATAAATACCTGGATTTTCTGTGTACGCTGGTTTGTCTAAAAATCCTAAAACGTCTCCAATAACATTAAGTGGGTTTAAAGCATTAACAACGCCATCGATCTTTTGGCCAATAGTGCCCATTTTTGGTTTTGCCTGTAAATAATTCATTCTGTTGGTGCCCATAGTCGGTTTACCTCCTGCATAATCGCTGGTAACCTCGCCATTTGCTGCCTCAATACTAATATGTACTGGGTTTGTGATATAATTTTGCAATCGTGTGTACAATGGCTTAATTATGACTGTCTGATTACAGGCTATCAACCCCGCAATCACTAACTCAACCGCTTGTGCTGAATTTTCTTTTACAACTCTTACTTCTATGCGACGTGTTATATGATTGCCTCCGAAACTGAGTTGTGTATGTCTCGTGGCCTCTATGTTTGTTGTATTTTCAGAATTTAAGTTTTTCGTCGCTAATGCTTTATTACATTGAGTATAAAACTGCTTTGCTGCATTTAAACTTAAAGTTGGTATATAAATGTCAAAAAATAAATCTACTTCTTGAATGCTCATTCTGTGGGGGTCATTCCCTGATTTGGGAATTCCTCTAATGAACATTGGATCTTCATCAACATATATACCTCCTCCAGGCAAACTACCCGTAACTTGATGGTATTGCATCAAAGTGTTGTAAGTAAATAAACCAAAATCGGGTTGCACTTCGAGTATTTTATCTCGTATTTCATCAAATTTCTCTCTGCCATGTGCAAACAAACAACGCATGACGCCTTGACAATTTACCTGAGATTGTTTGATAGGTAAATCTGGTGAACCCTTTCTTATCCAATTGATTTGGTCAACAACAGCACTGATGTCCATGACTGGTGTGTACCAACCATTGATTCTCTTTGTCTTGTTCTTCAAATATTCCAACTCTAAAACTGGTTTAAAATCTGTTGTTAACTCGTCCGTTTTATTTGCTGCTGTTATCTTAAAACCATGGTAGCTCAGATATTTTGCTACGCTCACAGGGTTAAACCAACTACAATTGGGGTTGACGGCATGTTCATTGTCATCCCCTGTATACCTTGATTTAACATTCTTTTTATAAAATTGCAATGATATGTATTGTCTCGGTGATGTATGAATCCAAGCTTTGCGTATATTGCACTGGTTTAAAATGCAATTGCCAAACATTGTTATAAAGTCACCAGTTGTGACTTTACCATCCCAGATGTAGGATATAGTTTGCACTTTACCGTTTACGTCAATTGTACTAACGTGTACGGAATAACATGCCTCCATAACATAAGCCTCAACAAACACATCATAATCAGCGTGACCATACCACCACTGCAAAGCTTGCTGTAAAACTGCGACTAACATACGGTATTGTCTAGATTGTGTATTTATATCCCAACCTTTGTAATCCAAATCAAACCCAACGGGTGATAAACTGAGCAAATCAGCTATGAACTCATGCCAATTGCCTCCTGTGCGATCTAATCCTGGACTATAATCATGTCTTGTACAATTATGCATAAGGTGTGCAAACAACGTACCAAATATTCTTTTTCCGACTATGGTCCTTGCCATGTCACATGCTGAAAACAATCTAGTGCTAACATCTTTGATCTTATTCATTTTACGTCTCTCATCTTTAAGATGGTCTATATAAAAATGGGTTGTTCTTTCACCTCTCATATAACAATCATGATATTCATTGATCTTATCAACTAATTCTTTCTTGGGTGTTCTATATCCACTCGGTGCTATATCAACAAGGTCTCTCTTTGTTTTTCTATTCATTGCCCACATACCACCTGGTGAAGTACTCAAGTCCATAGAATCCAGATGTGGAATCATCGGTATACCATTGAGCACCTCTTCTGTAGTAAGTTCTCGTCTTGGAACAATTGATTTGAGTTGTTTGTAATCTTCCACTATACTATCGACGACCTCTTGATCATATTCGTAAATTGGTCTATCCGTAACTTCTAAATACTGTTTTTGAGCTTTTATCTTTGGATCTATCTTGTCCACATTTCTTTTGTCATGAATAGACAATATTGCTGGTTCAGTTAAATGCGGATTAATTACCTGCTCGAACAACGGTGATGGAACAATGTCCGTTTTTGTTGGTTGAAACAATGGATTTTTGATTGTCTCAACAATTCCCAACTCACAATTGAGTGGTTTACCAAACTCTAAATCAGGGTGGTACTTGATTTCTGTTTTGACTTTTGGTTGGAAATGCATCATAGCCTCTTTAATCATTTCCTGAGTAACTATCCTTATTGACGTACCATCTGAGACTTCAGCATGTATAATACCAACACAGCCGACATCCTTAATTTCACATACTGATCCGCAATCTCCGTCAGCTGAGCTATACTTAATAACTGCTGTATCGTGAACTTTGTACACCAAGTTGTCACTAGTGTATTTAACATTGACATGTTCTCTATTGACTGATGTGTCACAGAGTTTGCCATTCCACAATACAACTCTTGCATCACGTTCTGCTATGCTTTGTTGGGCTGTCCAAAAATATTTGGTTATGTCTCTTTTCGGTTGGAAATCGAATGTATCGAACTTGTAAAAAGCTAAATCTAGATCTTGACGTGAGTACAAATTACTCTGTTTAAATGTAAATAAAATGGTATTAACTTTACCATTAACATCAGTCCACATAATTTTACATGGTGTTCCCTCAGGAACCACTTTTGCATCTTGTCTAAAGATGTGATCCACCGTCATACAAACCATATCAGATATATAAGTGATGTTAACAAATCGATGACCGACAAATAATCTACCTGTATTTAACCTCAAGCGGTCCGTGTATCTAAATTCACCCGATCTTGGCTGTCCATAAAATGTTTTGCGAGCCTTAGGAAGTTCTTCTCCTGATTGAGGTTCTCCTTCGCAATATGACCAAACCAACACACATACCGATATAACTATAGTCATAACTATTACTATTGACATGATTAATGCTACCCAAAACTTAACTCTATTACTAAGTCCATTTAATCCACACATGATGTATATATCCAAAAAGTTTTCTAAAAGTAGACTAGCTACACTCATAACAAAACCACTTTTTGGTCGTGCAGTCTCATAGATGGCCCACTCAAATTCCGCTATATCAACAGGATTTTTATATAATGCCTTCTTCCAATTACCCTCTAGCTTCTTGTAAATTTCCTGCTTACGATCGTAAGTTTTCCTTATGATTGTTTGGAGTTGTGCTAGGTTACATTGTTGATCTACTTTATTGCCCTGTATATGAGTTATGTAAAAATTCAAATGACTGAAATCGTCGGCTCTTGGTAGTTCGGCCTTTCCATCTCTCTTGCGTGTAACATGTACTCTTATATGCATACGTCTGTGTATGACTTCTTTATCTCCTATAACATTAACTGAATCACAATCGCTCAAATTTGAACATGAAATAACCATTTTTGGGTGTACGTAAGTACCTTTTGTACCTATATCTGCATTGTCAATTGTCGCCATCTGAGGTACATAAGGAGCAATTGATACAATATTAATCAATTCCAACCAATCACGTGATGTTTGGCGATCTGAACCTAAATCATCATACAAAATAATATCATTCTCAGGTTGATAACCATCCCAATATTCATTAGTACCAAAACGTGTGTATATTCTTTTATCTATATCTTCTGCGCTGCTACAAATTGATGATGCTAAAACTTTAGCAATCGTTGACTTGCCAACTCCAGCTGAACCATGAACGTGAACCCATAACGGCTCATCATGTCTGACTTTTTCTTGCTTAAACTTCTCTGAAATTACTTTGTCACATCTAGCAATGTGTGATAGAACTGCTTTCATAGCCCATGGTTTATCAGCTACATCCTCCATTATCAATTTTTTATGTTCTTGTGTATTTTCACGCTCTAAATGACTAAGCGCTGCATTGCCTTGCATATTTGCTAATCCTGCTTGAAATGAATGATGCGTATATTTCGCATAACAAGAATCTTTCTTTTTAAGTTGCGCCGCTAAATAATGATCTCCATCAATCCACCCAAATATAAAATAAAAGAACGATTTAATGCTTGAACTAATTGCTCCTGTGGATGAGCTAGTTAATTTTTGAAATTGCAATAAAGCATTGCAATTTTTTACGCATTCAAACAAATTTTTAACCATTTTAAGTGGATCAGGAAACTTCATTAAGCTAGTAACAAACTTAACAAAAGTATCCATACCACTTCTTCCTTCTGCATTCTCATATTCATAATCCTCGTAAGAATTATTATATGTTCTTGTCTCGATCTTCGCCAATTTCTCTGTGATATCCAAAAGTCTGGTGGTGATAGCTGTTGTGGTAGTATGGAATCTATTTTCCGCTTGTGTAATGCGAGCTAAAATAGCTTGATGATCAATGGAGTCTAAGATACTCCTAATTTTATCCATTTGTATACCACGCTCTTGCTGGTCTTTATTATACATTGCATCAACCTGCTTGAATTTGGCTTCCAACTTGTTGTCAACTTCAACATAAAGCCGACGTAGATCTTTAGCATTGGCGTCTAAAACTTTCCAAATTTCATCATTTACGTCACCTTCAAAAGTTTCTTTAGCAATGGCATTAATTAAGTAACCTTCGGTTGTAACAATATCCGCAACTCCAGCTTTAGACTCTGCTGGTTCAAAATCAGGATGAGTGATATCATATTTGTGCAATATTGCTTGCCTGTTAGCGCGATATTCATCAGCTAAAGTTCTTGTGTCCTCTCTACTCAATCGTAATGCATGTCTAATATACGGTTTGAAAGTTTCACTGGTTTCCCAATAATTCATAGAACCTTCTTCCACCTCCAATTCACCTGTAATTTGATAGAAAATAAATGATGTTAACATTTTTGGTGTTGGACGATAAGTAACAACACTAGGTCTAAATCGTGCAAAAGCATCTCTAGTAACAGTAAGTGTAAACACATCTGATGGTGGCATATTTAGATCAGCTGATTCGGTGGTTCGTTTAAATGTTACCTTACTGCCTACACGTTTCAATTTATTCCACAATCGAGTAAACACACCTTCCCTGGGTTTCCATGTGACAGCATCATCTATTTCAACATTGCCTGGTCTTACACCACAACTTATTTGACATAATAATTGAGCAAAATGCAATACTGCTCCAATACGCGATAATCCGGTCAAATAATAAGCTGCAACCAACGTCAAAGCCATAGATACAAATTGATCATCAGTGACAAATTTTAATGCTTTGCTCGCTCGTACGGAAATTCTTTCCAATTTTGCATAAAAAGAACCACAAAATGTTGCTATCTTGTCTTTAATTACATATGCACCAATGGATGTTAAAGTGGCCATGGTTCCATTGACTGCTATGGTCAATAGTGATGTAAATATCTTCTCAGCAAACGCCCTGATTGGACCAACGACCAATGACGTCACGCCACCTAAACCTTCAAACATCTTTGGAGTGGCTTTCTCATATAAAATGTGTTTAAACTTTTTCTTAAGAACACGCGATGTTCGTGCTTTACCCATATTCAAGAAATCAAATACTGTTGGTTCATAAGGAAGTTCAGACCCTGATTTGGGTTCGCCCTCCTCGAAAATGACATCGAGTGGTTTATCTTCCTCTTTCTTAACCTCCTGAATGGGTGTAGAATACAATGGCAATGATGCTAACTCTTTTCTAAACGACTTTCTATCTGATTTAACTGTTTTAACTTGTTCATTTAAATAAGCTTGAGCTAAAAATGGATCATCGGTAGCTGCTGCTGACGCATATGATTTTGTACCTACTGTTTTTGATTTAGGTGTCCATTCTCGCAAAGTTAATTCAGCCAGTGTAGGTCTACCACATTTGTGACGTGCTGTTGTTAATCCCTGATAACGATAAGCTGTATAATGACATCTACGGCAACGTGATATAGAAGTGCAATCGCACATACGTGAAACTAAATAAGAATAATTACCACAGTTACCACATCTCTCGGTTATATTATCAGTGATGTTATCTTCCATTTCATGATCACATTTAACATAATATAAGGAACCAGCCTTTAATATATAATTATATCTAAATCCATGCTTGCATTTGTGGTTTTTATTAAATAAATTTAAGCGCTCTTCAAAACCCATATTTGGGTAAGTTAAATCCATATATGGTGACAAATGTCGCATATTTAATTCTTTTGTTAAATTTTTCTTGAGTGACATATCATCTGTCTCATCGCGAATAGTAATTAATGAAGTGCGATGTTTTTCATTCTTTTCTAATATGCGTTGTACTGCGTATTTTTTATTATGAGCCTTTCTATTACCTTCTGCTTTCTTTTGTTTGCTCATGACTTGATTTGCAAGAATTCTGGTGTCATTCGATTCTGCTTGGAGCCATTCTTTCTTGGCTTTAAATTGTGCATCTCTTTGTGACTTGAGTTGCTCACTGGGGGAGAAATACTCCCCCTCCTTCAGCCCGGGCCGGTGCTTGAACGTCTTATGTTCTTTGCGTACACCTAGGGCTACTAGCTGTTGTTTAGACTCGCTTAAACGAGCTGCGCTTGGACATAAATCCTCACGACTTAGCGGTAGTTTACTACCATTTACACAATTTTGTGTATTCATGCTGATAGTGACATCAATTATGCTGACCTGAATCCTCTGTGGATGGGTGACATATATTGACGAAATACTCCGAAATCGGGTGAGATTTTTGAAACTTTCACTGGACAAGTTCTTTTATGTGTATTTGTCTTAAAAAACACGAGATCTTTACCTATAATTTGCTCATGCGTGGGGGTTTCATTTTCTTATATGATACTAGAACTTGATAAGTGTAAAAACTTATGAATATGTAGTATGTATAATGAAGATGAGTGCCTTGCTACTAATGTAACAGAAAGA